ACCAGTAGCTCCTGCCGTTGAACCGGTAGCAGCTCCAGAAGTCGCACCTGTACAGGCATCACGCCCGGCTTACTACACAGCACCACGCTCACCAATTGTGGACAAGGTTTCTTACCTTGAGCACTACCTACGCGCAAGCGTTTTGCATGATGAGGATTCACGCCAGTATGTAAAGGCAGCTGATAACACAACATCAACCGCACCCGGCATGATTCCAACACCACAAAGCACACAGGTCATCAATGCACTTGCAAATGCTGATCGTGGTTGCATCGATGGCATCAGCCGCGAAACTTTAGTTGCAGAAGGTATGACATTTGAGTTGCCTCGCGTAACCGCTGTACCAACAGTATTGCCAATCAATGAGAATGATGCAATTACAGAATCATCACTATCTGCAACATTTCTTTCTGTTTCTGTGCAGCCTTTCAAAGGCCGCGCAATTTCAACAGTTGAATTGATCGACCGCAGCCGTCCAGAATATCTGACAGCTTTGCTCCAGAATCTCGAATTTGCATATGCAAAAGAGACTGATGAGTATGCACTTGCAGCAATGCAAGCGGCAGTCACTACTACAACAGCACAGGCAGCAAATTCAGCAACCGGATTCCTTGGATACACATCTAAGGCAGCTGCAGCTGTTTATGGCGCATCACTTGGTTTTGCTCGCTCATTGATCGTTTCACCAACACAATGGGGCAACATCATGGGATACAACGACAATGGAGCACCGCTATACAATGCAGCACAACCATCAAACGCAGCTGGAAATGTTCGCGGAGATTCATTGCGCGGTGTAGTTTCACCGGGTCTGAACCTTTATGTTTCACGCTCATTTGGTAACGCTGGCACAACAACAGCCGATGCCGATTCTTCAATGGTCGTTGTCAATCCAGATTCCTACACATGGTATGAATCTCCACGCTTTACGCTACGAAGCAACATCAACAGCGATGGAACAATTGACATCCTGTACTACGGCTACGGCGCATTAGCTGCCAAGGTGCCAAACGGCGCACAATTCAACAACCTCCCATAAATCACTATCGGTAGCGGTCGCTCCCGAACGCTACTGACACGAAAGGAACCGAGATGCCTGCAATAGTTACAGCCTCACAGCTGAGAGCGATTTTGGGTGTCTCGGTTTCTTTGTATAGTGATGGTCAATTGGATTCTTACATAGATTCCGCTGAGCAAACGATTTTGCCTTTACTTACGCAATACCAATCATCGGTGACTTTTGCCAATGTGAGTGATTCCGTCATTTATTTCACCACAATGCGGCCAAATTACTTTGTGCCGGGTCAATCTGTTGTTGTTACCGGGGCCGGAATTTACAACGCGACCTACACAGTCACCGATGATCGGATTGAGCCTTACACATTTACAGCTGCAACGGCGGCAGCTGATCGAACTTATCCATTGCCGTTTATTCCAGCGGCAACAGCAACATTGAGTGGTGGATCGGCAGCGGCTTTGTACGCGAACACACCACCAATTGAAAATGCCATTTTGGTTGTGGCGGTTGAAATTTTCCAGAGCATCACAGCTCCCGGCAACCAAATCATGTCAGACAATTTTCAGCCGTCACCATTTATTCTCGGCCGCAGCTTGAGCAACAGAGTCATTGGGCTTTTAGGCCCGTTTCTTGATGTTGAAACGATGTGTCAATGAGCATCGAATCAGCCATCCGTACACCATTGAAAACAGCACTTTCAGGCATCGCTGCCAATGTGTACAACGGCATCCCAGAGACGATGACCAGCCCATCAATTTGCTTGATTCCTGATGCACCTTATTTGGAAAGCGTTTTAATCGGCAAAAACACAACAAAAGTCAAGGTCAATCTGACTGTGACTGGTGTTGTCGGTTATGCGAACAACGCCGCAGCTTTAGACAATCTGGAAACATTGATGATCTCAATCATTGCAGCAATGCCAAATGGTTATGAAGTCGGAAATGTCAATCAACCTCAACCTTTGGAAGTCGGTGCCGGTAAGTACCTCACGGCCGATCTCCAAGTATCCACATACTACAACCAATAGGAGAAAACATGGCCACAACAATCATCACCGGCAGAAATGTGAGCTTCAGCATCGATGGGGATACTTTTGATGCACAAGCAACATCTGCAATCCTTACTGTTGAATCAACGATCAACACATACCAGACACTTGATGGCAAGGCGTATTACACTACGGATTCGCAAGGATCTTTTGCTGTTGAAATGCTTGCCGATTGGGGCGTTGCTTCATCGCTTTGCGAAATGCTTTGGAATTCAGCTGAGACAAACCCAAACACACCTTTGGCGGTAATCCTAGAAGCTGAAACCGGCACAACTTTCAACTTTACTGTTCAGCCGATTTTCCCATCAGCTGGAGGAACGGCACCAGATGCACAGACTGTCTCAATGACATTTACCTGTGTGACAACACCTACATTGGCTTAACGAAAGGAAATCGGGAGCATGAAACTAGCAATCACAATTGAATTCGCTACCGGTGAGAGCGCGACCTATACCGCGCTCCCACCGGAGTGGATGAAATGGGAACAAAAGACCGGAAACACGATTCAGCAAGTATCTGAGAAATTGGGCATTGCAGATTTGATGTTTTTGGCGTATCACGCAATGAAGCGCGAGGCAGCCGGCAAAACTGTTAAGCCTTTTGAGATTTGGTGCGAGACTGTAAGTGACATCAGCATGGGAGAAACCGAAAACCCAAAAGCTACGAATCCGGATCAATAAACCGGATTCTTTGGGAATTGGCCATTGATACCGGCTTATCACGATCAGAGTTTCAAACCGCTGAGGACATTTTAACCGCTTTTGAGATACTGAGGATTAGAAATGGCAACTGAGTCAATCACCTATGACAAGAGTGATTTGCGCGGAATCCTCAAAGCTTTCAAGGCAATGGATGATGAAGCTGTACAACAGGCCAAAGGCGTATCAAATGGCTTGGCCACTTATGTGCAATCAAAGATCAAAAGCGTGGCCAGTAATCGCCCAAATAAAGCGGCAAGCCGAATTGCTGATGGATCGCGTGTAAGCAAGTCATCAAAGATTGGTGAATTGTCATTTGGTTTTGTTTCTCAGAAATTCAGCGGTGGTGGTACAACTCAACAGCTTTGGGGCGGTTACGAATTTGGATCAAATAAATTCAAGCAATTCCCGGTGTGGTCTGGCCGTGAAGGTCGTGGATCAAGAGGATACTTTATCTATCCAACCTTGAGAGCTGAGCAACCTCACATCATCGCTCAATGGGAAGCGGCATTTTCTAAGATTTTGAAGGAGTGGTGATGGCTGGTCAATCAAGAACACTCAAGCTGTCGATTCTGGCAGATGTAGATCAGCTCAAAAAAAGCCTCAATACCGGCTCAAATGAAGTCGAAGGTTTTGGCTCAAAACTCGGTGGATTTGCTAAGAAAGCCGGCGCAGCTTTTGCCGTAGCCGGTGCCGCTGCCGCAGCTTATGCCGGCACATTGCTGGTTGATGGCGTTAAATCTGCCATTGAGGATGAAGCCGCTCAAGCCAAATTGGCCACCACATTGGAAAATGTTACAGGTGCCACCAATGCACAAATTAAAGCTGTTGAGGATTACATAACTCAAACCGCTTTGGCTAACGGCATCACCGATGACCAATTAAGGCCATCGCTGGATCGGTTGATTCGCTCGACAAAGGATGCGACCAAAGCACAGGAATTGCAATCATTGGCTTTGGACATTGCCGCAGGTACAGGCAAAGACCTTTCAGCCGTTTCTGAGGCATTGGGTAAAGCTTACGATGGGAATTTAGGAGCACTCAAGCGTTTGGGTGTTGGGATTGATGACAGCATCATCAAATCAAAAAATTTCGATGCTGCCGCCGCCGCACTTTCAAAGACTTTTGAAGGTCAAGCATCAAAGCAAGCTGAGACATTTCAAGGCAAAATGGCGCGGCTGACTGTTGCATTTGATGAAGCAAAAGAAACTGTCGGATCGTATGTGCTGGATGCGCTCACACCTTTGATTAGCAATTTTGTGGACAAAGGCATCCCAGCCATTCAAGATTTTGCAAAGAATTTGGGCGAGACTTTGGGGCCAGCATTCGGCGAGATTTTCAAAACTGTCAAAGAGGATTTGTTGCCAGTTTTGGTTTCATGGTGGAAATTTCTTTATGAAGAAGTCATCCCAGCAATTGGGGCAATTGTCGGGCCAATTCTTGAAGGTTTGAAATCGGCATTTGATAAGATCAAAAAAGCAATTACAGACAATTCAGCGGAATTGCAGCCATTTTATGATGCGCTCGCAAAAGTATGGGAATTTGTCAAAAAGTATTTGGTGCCACTTTTGGCCGGTCAATTCAAAACATCTTTAGAAGCTATCGGCACAATTGTTGCCGGGCTGGTCACAGGCTTTTCAAAACTGGTTGGATTCATTTCAAACACAATTAACAAAATGAAAGAGTTTGTGAATTTCATCAAAGATAACCCGGTCACGCGCTTTTTCTTTGGCGATTCTGGTGACAAGTCGCTCAAAGCTGGTGTGGGTTTCGACATGGGTGACACAGGCTCAACTGGTGGAGGATTCGATAGTGGGGGAGGATTCACACCATCATCCAGCTCACCGACATTCACGGGGACAGCTTTATCCAATTATTCACCAGCCATGCAAGCTGCCATTTTAAGGCGTGAGGAATTGAAGGCTGAAACAGAGAGATTAAGACAAGCACGCGAAACCGCCGCAGCTGCACGATTAGCGGCCACCGGTGGCCTTTCAACGGCTGAACGAATCACAATAAATGTTTCTGGTGCTATCGATCCGGAAGGCACAGCACGCACAATCGTGGACACACTGAACAATTCTTACTATCGCGGCACAGGTGGTGCTGGCAATTTGGTCACGCCATGACCATTTTCAATCCTGTTTGGCGCGTGATCATTGG